TACTCGCACCATTCGGTGGTATAGCCCCAACACCTTGTGGTCCCGTTGTAACGTCATAGTATGACACCACAGGGCTTCCTATATCTGTTCCAAACTTTACTTGGTTAGATGTTAGTGGTGATGTATATGTACCATCTACAAACCTGTGTTGGTTATGAACCTGTAATCCTTCTTCATTCGGACTTGTTACACACACCTCAACAATACTAATAGTCTCAGATAAAGGACAGGTTACCGTAAACTCTATCGTCATATCAATTCTTGATATTATCTGTAGTGTTACCTCAGTTACATTTACCTCGCTCTTATCGAATACAATAGTTCCTGTTGGACCTGTATTGTTTAATACTTCTGTAACTACCCCATTATAGGTAGCAATTACATCATAGTCGTAAGGACCCTGAGTAGGTTTTAAAACCCTCCACGTAATAGGAGTCTCTCCAACTGCTGCACCCAACTCAAAACATCTACTATAAGGAGAGTCAGCAGTAATCTCTATTGTTTGTAGTATTCCACACGGAGCACATTCAATCTGTGCAGGTAAGTCTTGTTGGTTGGCTGTGATGACATATTCATTCATATATGGGTCAAAGCCACCAAGTTTCTGCTTATCCATTGATACAAGGAACAAGTCTCTAAACCAAGTTCTCATACCATTCTGAGAGATAACCTCTAATGAGTCACTCGGTCCACTCGCCCCTGTAAGTTTCAATACAGCTCCTCTCTTTGCGTCTGTGAAGTATTTATCAGGTCCCCATTGAGCAAAGCTCTCAGGGTTATTACTGATACCAAACTCCTCAATCCTTGCTATCTGAGTACCTAACACTTGAGGTACTGAGGTAAGGGTGCTTCCACCTGCTGCATCAGAAAGTAAATTCTTACCACTTGCTAATATGTATGATATCTTATCTTCTTGTAGAATCAGTACGTCTGTCTCTCTACCGAATAGTATTTCTACAGGACCAAAAGATTCTTCGAGTGGCTTGAAGTTAAGTAGCCCTCTATTAAACTCATTTAGCCTGTTTACATTTGACTCGTCTGAGTATACACCACTATAGGTAATATCAGCAAAGCGATTAACTTGCTCAACCTCATTTGCCTGTGTGGATGTAACCCTGTTGCCAAGTGCAAAAGGTTTACCAATGGCACTATCTCTAATCTTATAGCTCTCTACACCATTTCCAAATGTAAAGCAGTTAAAGAAATTTGTTTCGCATATTGCAGGAGTGGATGTAGATAAGTTTTGGTCTTGAACATTACCCAAATGTGTTCCTGCTGCTAATGCTGTATCCGTTATTGATACAGGAAAAGTAGGTGTTGTAGTCGGAGATACCGTTGCACTACCACATATACCATTTACAACTACTGCTCCCGTAGGTCCGGGCTGAACTATTACTTGTTTTGGTCTATCGTTTAAGTCACGATAGTCAAATGCAATAGGTGCAGGCTCTGCTATATTTATTTCTAATTGTATGCTACACTTATCTGTGCCTTCTATAATGCCAAATGACTCAGAACCTTCGTACCAAATATCAGGAGATGCATCGAGTGGTTCGCTTTCAAATACGACAGTCTCGTCTGCTCTATACACAGTAACCTCTGTCTTAAGATATGAAGACCTTTTAGATGAACTTGCTAATCCCGTGCAAGCCTTAGTACCTGTAGTGCCTAAATATAATATATCATTTACAGTATCCCTCCAAAACTCCCAAAAGTTTGTACGTAAGTTTGTAGGCATATTTCTTGTGGCAGGAGGTGCATAAGGAGTAGGTGTGCCATTATTTATAAACTGATTTGACTGAGGACCTATATTTATAGCCCCATCATTTAATGTGAGAGCAATGTTATCGCCTACAAACCAATCATAGAGAGTGTTGTAATTAGCAGATGCCGTATATGTTCTATCTAATTGGTATTCTATTCTCTCACAAGCACTACTCCTACCTACTCTTAGGTTTTTATAGTGAAGGACAATCACACTACCTGCCGGTATATCAAAGTCAGACCAAGTCCCCGGTGAAGTAGAATCATCAAATAAACTTAAATTCACAAACACATTAGGGAATCCTGAAGATACTGAAATTTCGCTTACAAGTGGTCCTATAATAGAATTGTCTTCTCTTTCTAATGAAAGGCTATTGTTATCTATCCTCATATACACACCACTCGGTACAGGTAGATTGATGTCAGGATTTTCAGATGATGGAACGTCAATAAAGCCTGCTTGCTTCGCCTCTTTCTCTAAAACCGTAGCATATATACAATTATTTGCAGGACCTGAAGTATCTTTCTTTACTATTAGTCTCTGACCTACTGTTATCTTAGCAGCGTTCTCTCCTTCAAGTAGGAAATATGTATCACTACTACCGGGTTCTGTAAAATATACATTTGAGTATATAGTCTCGTAAGTCTCTCTATCAGGCTTTATTGCAAACTTATATTGAGTAGCCCAAAAGGGAGCCTTCTGAGTAGTAGGTATAGTTACGTTAATACTATTTATAGTATCGCAAGTAGAGCAAGGGAAAAACTCTGTGTTGTTCTCACTAACTAATGAGGTAGTAGCCCTATTGAACTCGTCCATATAGACTATCCCTATCTCGTATCCTCTATTGCTATGCAAGCTGCCTGCATTTGAAGATAATAAAAAATCAACTTCAGCATTTACTATTGAAAAATACTCCGTATATAAATTAGCAGGAGTAAGAGGGTCTTGGTATTGTATAGCAGGAAACTGAAAGGTTATAGTGCCGGGAAATCCTGAAGTTGCATCTGCCGTAGTTATAACTGCTTGTTCAGCAGCACTTATACCACTCTCATATTTTTCATATGCCCCATTAAGAAGGTCAGCAAATGTAGAGTTATATATGTCTGTTAATGTTATTCCATCTTCTGCAGTAGCCATTGGCTGAATATTACCACCGGGTAAAGATGTTCCTATCGCCTCTTGCCACTCATCACTTAGAAATAAATCTTTCGTGCTCGTATAGTCTCTTGTAAGAAAAAATGTAAACGAAAATGATTTCCCATCCCCATTTGTTTCTGTAGGAACAGGTGTCGTACTACCTGATGACCAACCAAAGTGATTAAACTCAAAGACAAAATTAAGTGATGCTCCTGACTTTAGCTCTATACTTGAATCAAATTCAAAAGAAACAATCGAGTCGGTTACAGTATCAAATGGTCCACTTGACCCAAATACGAAATCCCCATCAGTATATGTGCCTATCTCTCCTCTTGTATTTTGGCTTTCTGACTTTTGAGAAGTAGTGTACTCAAGTAGTACATCATTACCATCACTATCTATTAAGTCAAATCCTTCAGTATAGTTACCGTACATAAGTCGGTTGCCCATAACTGTCTGAGCCTTACTCAATAAGGGAACACTATCATATAGCCTAAGTATCTCTGACTCAGGAAGTATTGTAAATATCTTACTATTTGTGAATGTAAAGGTTTCTTCTTGGTAGTCTAAATATGATGACTTCTCTTTGTCAAATTTCTCTATTATCTTTATAGTAGGACTATCTGCATCTTTAAATAAAAGGTCGATACCTTTTACTAAAGGTCCTCCTGTATTAAAGGTTATAGTAGCTGAGTTAAAAGCATTTACCATTCCCTCATTTAATACACTATCTCCTGAGAACTCAAAAGCTCTTGGTACAAATGCAGGGTCTGTCCATTGAGATGTAGCAGAATACTCATCATCAGCATACTTATATCTATAAGCAAAGCATATAAATCTTTCTTCTAAAAAAGTTTGCTCTGATGTTGTACTCAATAGAGATACTTCAGGTGCTTGTGATGGTGGTCTTTTTATTACCAATATGTCTTCGTAAGAAAACCCATCTACACCACTAAGGGGCTTATCGTAATTTCTTTTTACATTTATCTGCCTTGGCTGATTAAGGTTATCCGTAAAGAATAACAAGTCCTCAACTTTATTTACGCCTGTTATTAGGTTCTCAGGATTGAAGTTTAGTGTGGTATTACCACTCCCACTTCCATCATTGATACTTATTAGATGGTATACAAGTGCCGTAGTGTTCACATTATAGGACACTACCATATCAAGTTTACCTTGATTAAAGTCTGAGTCGTGTATAAACCAATACATAGTCTCATTGGCTCCATCGTCAAATGCTCCTATGCACCTTGCGTCAGCAGATAGTTGTGTGCCATCATACTCTAATGTTGTTAGCTGAGTATTCCCTTTAGAGTTTTCAAGGACACCTATCTCAGAGCCTTCTGTTGACCCCATACGAATGTTTAATGCATCAATGTACTCCCCGTTTGGAACGAGTCGCTCATCGACTGATTTATTCATCCTACCTGCTATAAAGTTTCTTTGAATATTCGCCATATTATTTTAACCACTTATCTCTTCCTCTTAGATTCATTAATAATCTTCCCGGATGTATATTGCTAATTCTTATTTTTGCGTTTCTAAGTAATGCTGTCTTTCTCTTCTGTGCTCTCCTTACGACATACTCTTGTACAGCTACCTTGCTATTTAATATAGCATACTCAATGTAAGCGTAGATGAAGTCTTCAAATAACTTATTAACAGTTACCTTGCTGTCGTCTCCATTCTCCATACCATCAGATACATACTCAAGTACAATAAGCTCTCCCTCAATACCTGAGCTAAAGTTTATTACACCACCCTTAGCATCTATCTTAAATGTAGGGTTTGCGTTTGCGGTCTCTGTATTCAATCCGTATCGAGCACCTATCCCATAGTCAAAGTACCAAGCCCCATCAATATTCCAACCTGCTCTCCCATAATACTCAGAGTTTTGGTTTAGGTATATAGACTGCTTAGTCCCATCTAATCTATCTTGGTCTAAGTTTGAGTTCTGAGGGCTTAATGCATTACCGTCTATATCGAATAGTATCCTATCGTTATTGTCTTGTAGGTATGCACTTGACCAATTGGTCTGAATGTTTTCAGTCAATGGCATCAATAGACCATCACGGTACATTGATACTCTAATCCAATTTACATAGTCTGATGGTAGCACGTACCTAAGCTGTGCCCCAACATTTAGTTCTAATATCTTGCTCTCTTTAAATGCGTCATAGTTTAATTCTTGTATCGCCCTCTTTGCGTGGAACAATACCTTGTAGCGAGGCTCATTGTTTACCAATGAGTGGTTCCCTGCGTACATTAACATAAAATTATTTACTATATCCTCTAAAGAAACATATTGGTATGAACCCCAATTTTCATCTTCAGGGCTTGCCCCTCCATTTTCGTAGTATTGATATTGTGATATATATGCCATATGTTATTTTTCTGATGCTGTATTCTCGTTGTCCTCAGCCTGTGCAAATTGTACTGCCTGAATCTCTCTAATCGACATACCTGCGTATTGTAGAATCTTGTTAACCAAGTTAACCTCATCGTCCAATGGTAGCTCAAAGTCTTGATAGTCAGCACTTCCTGAATCAAATACAGGCTCTCCACTTGCTAATGTTATGAATGTCCACTTAGGTGCAAATGGAAATCTAATGTACTGAGAAATCAATTGCCCTATATTATTTATTGTGTTTGGATAAGAATCCAAGAAGTCACCCTCCTGTGCGTATGCAGGGAATGTTAGGTTTGGTGCAGTAAGAATAGAATTACTTAGCATAGTAATCTTGCTGTTGCTTACCTTCTCTGCTTCCTTTATGTCTGATGCCCTATATATATTATAAGTCTTATCAATTGCATCCCATACATTTACGCCTGACGTAGCTCCTACTGTTAACTGAGTAGAGCTGTTCACAGATGCCACTATAGTATTGTATGTAACATTATTTGTTACCGTTGACACGATGTCTCCTACTGACACACCACTTGCTATAAAGTCTGCTGCATTGTCGTCTACAATCGTAAATGTTACTGAATCAAATGCTTTGGTAGTACCACTTGCCAATTGATTAGTATAGATTAATACCTTATTAATAAGATAGTAGCTATTGTTAGTCGTTGTTGGAGATGGTAAAAAGTATTGACTACCTGCG